AGTACAATACCCTGCTTGTCCGTCGCTCGAAAAACCTTGATTTTCCAGTGTTTTCAAAAGTATCGTTATCTAACGTCAGCTTTTGACCGCCCTGCATTCAAGGAAATGATGCAGGATGTCACCGATGGCAACATCAACTGCGTCATCGTAAAAGACCTCTCCCGCTTAGGGCGCGAGTACATTGAAACTGGCCGCTATCTGCGCCGGGTATTCCCGGCCTACGGGGTGCGCTTCATCGCCATCACTGACAGCATCGACACCGCCCACGACAGCGGCGATGATCTGACCGTATCGGTCAAGAACATTATGAACGAAGCCTACTGCCGGGATATTTCCATCAAAACCCGTTCCTCGCTGGATGTGAAGCGGCGCAACGGCGATTTCGTCGGCGCGTTCCCGGTGTACGGCTACATGAAAGCCGAGGACAACAAGAATTTGCTCGTCCCTGACCCCTACGCCTCCCGCGTTGTCTGCGACATCTTCCGTATGCGGCTGGAGGGCGCAAGCGCCTCCAAGATCGCATCGGAGCTGAACCGGCTTGGCATTCTCTCTCCGCTGGCATACAAGAAGAACAACGGCCTGCCCTATGCGGAAAAGGGCTATGCGGACAAGGCTGACTGCAAATGGTCGGCTACCACCATCATCCGCATCTTGCAGGATGAAATCTATACCGGAACGCTGGTGCAGGGCAAACAGGGTACGCCGCATTACAAGATCAAGCAGATGGAGCAGCGCCCCGCCTCCGAGTGGGTGCGCGTCCCAGATGCCCACGAAGCGCTGATCGCCCGTCAGGATTTTGAGCTGGTGCAGCGCATTAAGGGACTGGATACCCGGACGTCTCCCAACGAGGACACGGTGTACCTGTTCTCCGGTATTCTGATTTGCGGGTGCTGCGGAAGCCGCATGACCCGCAAGACCAACCGCGCAAACGGCAAGGAGTACCACTACTATTATTGTCCCACCGGCAAGAAAAAGGGCTGCACCCATCCGGTCATGCTGAAAGAAAGCAGCCTGATCGACTGTGTGCGGGACAGCCTGAAAGCCTATATCGAAAATGTGGCTTCTCTGGAAGCCCTGCTTGTCGGCGTCGACCAATCCAGCATCAATCAGGCGCTTGCCAAAGAATATGGCGACCACATCACCGACAACGAGCGCCGTTTGGAGCAGGTACTGGAGTTCAAGGCGCGGCTTTATGAAAGTCTTGTGGGCGGGATGCTCACCAAGGAGGAATACGCCTCCTATAAGGCCAAGTACACCAGGCAGGCCGAGGACATTCGGGAAAGCGTCCGCGTTCTCAAGGAGAAGCTCTCGGAGGTGCTGGAAAACCGAAGCGAGCGCAACCGCTGGATTTCGCAGTTTACGCAGTTCTCCACGTTGGAAACCTTAGACCGCAGGGCGCTCATTCACATGGTACAGAGCATCCGCGTCCGTGGGAAAAAGGAGCTGGATATTACCTTTACCCATGAGGACGAATACAAAAAGGCGTTGCGGCTTTTGGCGCTGGCAGCGCAGCAGAAAGATTACGAACAGAGAAAGGTGGGCTGAGCATGGCCAGAAAAAGCAGGAAAGAACCGGCTGCGGTGGCTGTGCAGGAGGCCGACGCCGCTTGCCGCGCCGCGATCTACGTCCGCCTTTCGGTGGAGGATACCCACACGCACAGCGTATCCATTGAAACCCAGCAGATGATTATTGCCCGCTATCTGGAGCAGTATCCGGAGATCAGCGTGTACGATACCTACATCGACAACGGCGCGACGGGGACAAACTTCCACCGTCCGGGCTTTCAGCAGATGCTCTCGGATATTGAGGCCGGTCACGTCAACTGCGTCATTGTGAAAGACCTTTCCCGTTTGGGACGAAACACCATCGACACTGGCTATTACATCGAGCAGTATTTCCGCATCCGCAGCGTCCGCTTCATTGCGGTCAATGAAAACTTCGATACTGCCGCCCCGGAGGACGCCCATTCCGGTATCATCATCCCGCTGCGGAACATGATAAACGAAGCCTACGCTTTGGACATTGGGCGCAAGATCAGGGCGCAGCAGCGGCAGGCCATGAAGGACGGCAAGTTCATCGGTGCGCGTACTCCCTACGGCTACCTGAAGGCCAAGGACGATTGCCACCAGCTTATCATTGACCCGGTTGCCGCTGTTGTGGTGCAGCGGATGTTCCGCTGGGCTTCCGAGGGCGCTGGCCTCAATACCATCGCCGTGCGGCTGAACGAAGCGGGCGTCCTCACCCCCAGCCACTACAAGAAGATGCAGGGCAAGATCACTCACGAGAATTTGCTCGGCAGCGGCAAGTGGCAGACCCGGACAGTCGGCGTCATTCTCCGCTCCGAGGTCTACACCGGAGATCTCGTTCAGGGGCAGACCAAAACCGTGGATCACCGGCAGGTCAAGGCCGACGCCGAGGAATGGACGGTGGTACGGAACACCCACGAGGCCATCATCAGCCGGGAACAGTTCGCGGCGGTGCAGGAAATTCTCAATCAGACCGCCAGCCGCGCCAAGGCGCGGCTGGTCAAAGCCTACACGCCGAATTTGTTCAAAGGCAAGGTGTTCTGCGCCCATTGCGGCGGCAGCCTGCATCGGCAGCGGAATATCCGCAAGAAGTCCGATGATGTGTACTTCTACCATTGTCTGAGCCAGAGCCGAATCAGCAAGGATGCCTGCCCCGGCGTGACCATCCGCGAGGATGCGCTACTGGATATGCTGGCGGATATGCTTCAGGAAGCGCTCAACACCGCTTTGGGCGACTACCGCCTGTCGCTTGCGGAGCTGCCCCGGCAGGCCGCTGACCGCGCTGAGCTGCGGGAGAAGATCACCAGCCGCAAACAGGAAATCCAGCGGCTTCGCGGTATCGTGCGGAGCCTGTATGGAAACCTTGTGCAAGGCGTTCTCACCAAGGATGAATACTTTGACTACAAGGAGAAGTACGAAAGCCGCATTGCCGACCTCGCCGTGGAAATGGAACAGTTGGAAGATGGCCTGCGAACGATGGATGCTCAAACAGAGCAGCACCGGGCGCTGGAACAGGATGCCGCGCAAATCAAGACTGACCGTGCGCTGACCGGCGCACTCATCGAGCGGCTGATCGACCGCATCGAGGTATCCCACGACAAGCAGATCACGGTGCGCTATCGCTTCCAGAGCGAGTTTGAAACCTATGCGGAGGTGCTGAAACAATGCAGAAATATGTAATTGCCCTCTACATCCGCCTCTCCATTGAGGATTACAAGTACGACAGCCTGAGCATTGAAAATCAGAGCCTTGTTCTCCATGAATATGCGGCATCCATGCCCGAAGCCCTGAACGCGGAGATCACGGAGTTCATCGACAACGGATACAGCGGCACGAATTTCGAGCGCCCGCAGGTACAGAAGCTCATTGAGCTGGTGCGGGCCAATCAAATCGACTGCATCATCGTCAAGGATTTTTCCCGCTTCGGGCGAAACAGCATTGAAACCGGCTACTTTATCGAGCGCGTGTTCCCGCTTTTCCATACCCGCTTCATTTCCATCAGCGACGATTTTGACAGCAGCAAATTCAAGGGCGACACCGGCGGCATGGATGTGGCGTTCAAGTATCTCATCAGCGAGTATTACAGCCGCGATATGTCCATCAAGACCAAGAGCGCCAAGTACGCCAAGATGCAGCGCGGCGAGTATCAGAGCAAAATCTGTCCCTACGGCTACCGCAAAAGCGCCGATGGCAGAATGGAGCCTGACCCGGAGGCCGCTGCCGTTGTGCAGCTCATTTTCCAGCTTGCCGCTGAGGGCATCAACGCCACCGCCATCACACGGGAGTTGTTCCGTAGAAACATTCCTACCCCCGGCCAGTACAAAGCGGCGCACGGCAATCACACACACGATATTTCCCGCTGTCACGGGATTTGGAGTGCATCCACCATTCTCCGCATTTTGGAGGACGAACGCTACACCGGCGTGTATGTGATCGGCAAGCGGGCGGTTCTCGAAGTAGGCGGCACCAGAAGCCGTCTGAAGGACAGAGAATCGTGGTACATCATCCCCGACCATCACCCGGCCATCATAGAGAAAGCCGTGTTTGATACCGTGCAGGCCAGCCAGCTCCGCTTTTCCCAGCCAAACAAGAAAAAGCGGGACTACCCGCTGAAAGGCAAAGCCTTCTGTGGCTGCTGCGGTCATGCGCTGTCCCGCACCATGCAGAAAACCTCGTATTACTATTGCCGCCATTCCGAGGCGGACGAAGAAAGCCGCTGCCACAAGATGCGCCTGAACGCCGCAGAGCTGGAACAGGCGGTATTCCTGACGCTGAAAAAACAGATGGAAGCCGCCGCGCCGCTTGCCCCTGACGGTACGCTCCGGGTGGATGCTTCCGTACCGGAACGCACCGAATATGAGCAGCAGATCGAGGCACTGCAAGACGGTAAGCGCGCCTTGTATGAACGCTATCTAATAGGCGAGATTGACCTGAACACCTACAAGGCGGAAAAGGCCGCGTGTGACGAGCTGCTGCTGAAAACGAAAAACGCCTATGCCGCAGTATTGGCACAGGCGAAGAAAAAGCAGGACGAACAGGCACGGCAGGACAGCCGCAAGAAAGCGTCCAAGGCGATTTTCGATGCGGACACGCTGACCACCGAGCTGGCCGAGCTGCTAATCGACCGGGTGCTGGTGTACCCTGATAAGCGCATTGAGATCGCATACAAAATCCAAGACATTTTCGATTGAGGAGGCAGACATGAAAATCGCTTTCTATTGCAGAGTGGACGGACAGGGCTTCGGCTTTGTCCTACCCGAAGAAGCTGACAAGCTCCGCGAGTTTTTCGCCGAGCATCAGGATAAGCCTGCGCTTGAAAATCCATCAGGCGTAAGCTAAAAATTTTTGTCGTGTGCTTGACATACGGGTGCCGGAGATCGTGGAAGCGGATATGCCGCAGACCTTTCAATTCCAGCAGCTTGCTGAAATTGCTGCTGAGATTCCGGGGATTAAAAATGTTCCCCATTACATCCACGAACACATAGCCGTCGTATTCCCGGTTGTAGCAGTTGCCGCAGATCCTCTTGTTTTCCTTCTGCTGCTCCTTCAAGGCCAGCAGCTTCTCCCGGATATTGTCGACCAGAGGAAGAGAGCGCAGACTGGATTTCGTCTTGGCGCGATCCTCGCGGACGATCTCATACTTGCCGTCTATCTTGGCATTTGTTACGATGTGTCTGATGGTGATGGTATTGCGCTCAAAGTCGATGGCGTCCCATCTCAGGCCCAGAGCCTCGCTGCGCCGGAGCCCGTAAAACGCGGTGATCTGGATCAGCAGAGAATAGGGGTGATCCTTTGTCGCCTCAAAGAGCTGCTCCAGCTCCTCCAAACGGTAGTAATCCGCGATATACTTCTGCTTCTTCGGACGCTCCACCTTGTCGGCGGGGTTGTACGGAATGAGGTCCATCTTGACGGCATATTTCAGAGCCTTGTGAATATTGGCGTGCTCGTGGATGACCGTGCTGGCAGACACGGTTTTCAGCTCGTACAGATAGAAGCTCTGAATATGCCTGGCTTGAAGCTCGCCCAGCTTGATGCCGGTTTTCCGAAAGTACGGTGCGATTTTTCCCTTTACCATCTGGGTGTAAGAGGAAAAGGTCGTCTTCTCAATCGAATTGCGAACGACCCCCAGCCAAAGCTCCATAAAGTCGGCAAAGAGCATATCGGCAGACAGCTCTCCGTTTGACTTGTGCTCGGCAGGGGGAACATAGGTCTGACGCAGCTCCAGCAGCATTTTCTCCGCGCGCTTTTTGTTGTTCTTAATTGGCAGTCCCGTTGGAAACCACGGCTGCTTCCGTTTGCCGTTGGCGTCCAAATAGCTCAGGACCATATAATAGTAGTCGTTTTTGATTTGCAGGTGTCCCGCTATCATTCATCCATACCTCCTTTTGCTGACAGCGTATGAACGGGCACCCTTTCGGACCGTAACCATTATACGGCCTACTCAGATGCCCGTCCAATGTGTCGTTTCAGTTCAAATCCGTGTCACGCTGCCGGCTGGGGATTGCCCGCCGAGAGAGCGTAGCGGATCACGTTGATTTTCGGAATGCGGTAGGCGTTTCCGATTTTCATGCCGGGGATATACCCGTCGCCAATCAGCTCGTAGGCCAGATGGCGGCTGATTTTCAGCATGGACTGGACCTGGGCAACGTTCACAATGTCGGGGTAATCCGTGAACATCACCTCATACATGGTCTGCAGCTCAGTCTTCGTCACTGAAACCACCTCCTCCGTCGTCGCGCATAAAGCTGTTGAGCCTTCTTTCGACCATGTGAAGCACATAATGGACCTCGCTTTGGCTCAGATTAAAGGACAATACATGTCCTTCTTCGTCAGTGAGATTGATGGTCATTCGTTCGTTGCTGACATCAATATCAGCGTAGTATTTCTTTAGGAATCTGTCGAAGAGGATATCCACCATTTCACAGCCGTCTTTGGAAAACACGTCAATCATATCATCCAGATAGTCCATTCTTCCTTCGTCCAAATCGAATTCAATGATTTCTTTTATGATTTCTTTCATTGTAAAATCTCCTTTCACCGGGCGTCCCGGCCTTTGCGCTGCCGCGCCAAGTGTTTGTTGTAAAAATCCATGGCCTTGACAAGTGTCTCGGTCATCTGCTTCATGGAGGTGTCCGGACGGAAAAAGCTGCGGAGCTTGTCTACCGGCACCTTCACATATTCCACCTGATTACCCTTAACCTCGGACAGAAGCTGCAGCACCGCGTCATCCGTAAGAGTCTGCTCCTCGCTCATGCGCCGCAGCCGTCGGGCCTGGGACAAGGACGGCGTTACCTCATCGCTGTCCATCACGGAGAAGATCATCTCCTGCTCAGACGGCTGCAAATAGGACAGCTCCACCGCCGGAGTCAGGGCGATCTTGCCCTCATCCACCAGCTTCAGGATGTCGGGGATCAGGTTGGTGAGGCGTATGTAGCGTTGGATTTGGTTGCGGCTGTCCGGTGAATTTTCAGCAAGAGAATCAATACTTTTGATTTGGTGACCAAGTTGGTCACCATTTTCTTTTCGCCCCGGCGAGCGTTTTATGGCATCGTATTTCATTTTGTACGCGAACGCCTTTTCGCTTGGGAGAATATGTTCCCTTTGCAGGTTGCTGTCCACCATGGTGATAACAGCCTCCTCGTCTGTCAGGTCGCGGACAATCACCGGCATGGCGTCCATCCCCAGTGCCTTGCACGCTGCCAGCCGCCGGTGGCCGGAGATCAGCTCATAGCCGCCGTCAGGCAACGGCCTTGCCAGCGCCGGAGAAAGCACGCCGGCATCGGCAATGCTCCGCATGAGCTGCGCCATTTCCTCGTCCTCCTTCACCTTGAAGGGGTGATTTCGAAAGGGTGTGAGGGCAGCCAGCGGGATTGCCTCTACCTTTGGCTTTTTCGCATCGAGCCGTTCCTCCGTGCTCATAAAAAGCTCCTCGTACCCGGTCAGCCCCAAATCAATCAATCTGTCGTTCTTCATCGAATCCTTCCTTTCATCGCATAATCGTCTTTTCCTCTTGGGACAGCCGCTGATTTCGCAGCGCCTGCTTCTCCCGCGGGGAGAGGTAGGGGTCGTTTTCCACCCACGCATCCAATTCACACGCCAAGAGGTCTTTCAGCCTTGGGTTATCCTCAATCATGTTATAGGCGGTTTGCTTTTGCTTCCGAAGCCGGGAAAGCTCTGCGGTGCAGGCGGCGCAGGACTTTTTCAGCTCGACCCTCTCCACAGGATCGGCGCAGCCTCGCTGTTTATTGCGGATTTTGCTGCGTGCAGCGGATATTGCATCCATCTCCTTGTCCATTCGTGCAAGAAACCTCTGCACATCCTCCGGCGTGTCCAAATGCTCCCGACACACCAGCGTTATCTCGGCGGTGAAGCGATCCAGCCTGCGGCAAGCTTCCCGGCACTCCGCCGACAGGGGCTGCCGATATTCCTTTTCGTACAGCGGCGCAACGCCCAGCACGATTGCCACACAGCGGAAGAAGCTCAAATACCCGTTGACGCGGGGCAAATGCAGATAAAAATCCCGCTGCCGGTAGTATTCTTCCGTCGGTGGATTCTTCCTGGCATATTCCCGTGTGTAGGGCCTCATGAATTCAAAATAGCGCCGGGTCACACGGATGTCCCGCTGGTTCTCCAGCAGCCTGTCCTGCAGCGCCTCCTTGTCATATTCGGCTCCCAGCCGGAAAGTGCGCATACACTTTTTAGCGCTTAGAGAGCGGATGGTGGCGTACCTGCGGTAGGGATCGCACACGAACACATAGCCCTTTTTCCGCAGCACGGCGCCCAGCTCCGTCCAGCTGCTCGATATCGTCAGCGCCTCGTCCAGTGCCCGCCGCATGAGGTTGTAGCGGGTGGGCTCGCCGTCCTTTTCGGCAAAGTAGACCGACCGCGCCGTTTTATGCCGCTGGGGATTTTTCACCACCGACAGGCCATGCTCCTTGCAGACACGGTCAGACATATCCCGCAGCTTGTAGTAGACCTCGTATTTTGCCTCCAGCTTTTTGCCTGTCCACATATTCACCGGATTCACAACGAAGTGGTTGTGATAAGTGCCGGTGTTGAAGTGGGTGGCAACAAGCACCTGCCGGTCGTTCCCCCAAAGCCGCCGCGCCGTCTCCACGCCGATGCGATGGCATTCCTCCGCCGTAACCTCACCGGTCTTGAAGGACTGGTAAGCGTGGTAGGCCACATTGCCGCCGGCTTTGCCGAAGCGCCTCTGCACGGCAGCCATCTCCCTTGCGGCAGACTCCGCCCTGCAGCCAATTCCGGTGACGGCGTATTGCTGCTCCCCCTCATCCAGGGTTTTTTCTTTGTCGGCAGCATACAGCAGCACCTGCTCCAGGTCACTCAGCTTGGTCTTGCTGGGGTTGGTGCAGTAGTCCACCACACGGCTGACGCTGTCATGAATCGCCCAGATCTTCGTCACCGCCATCGGCATCCTCCTTCCCGTGATAGGCGCGCAGAAGCAGGCTCTCAATCTCGGTCAGGGCCTCGTCAAAGTCCCTCATGGCAAGCTCGTAGCGGACGGTATCGTGGAGCGTTGTCAGCTTCTGATACGCCAGCATCAGCTCCCAGCGCGGAGCCTCTCTCACCGCTGCACCGGTTCCCAAGGTTCGGAGATATTCCGACATATTCATGCCGCATTTCTTTGCCTTTCTGCGAATGGTATTCTTTTCGGTTTTATAGACCCGCACATTGATTTCCTCTGTTCGAGTCCGCATAGATATCACATCCTTTCAGCGGGGTTACAGGGGCGCGCCCCTTTCGTATCGGCAGATACGGGGGAATTGGGTGCCGCATGGCTACACAAATCCCATGCTCGTTATCCTTACGGATAAAAAAGCGGTGTATAGCCCCGTACCCCTTAAAGCGGCAATTCCTCATCGCCCTCCGCCTCCTCCCATGACGCAGATGACGCTTGTGACGATGCTTGGGGAAGCCGGAAGGTTCCGTCATTCTGTTTCCGCAGTGACGCAAGTCTCTCGCTCCCGGAGGAACCGTCATGACCGTCAGCACCGTCATGCAGCTCCAAAAGCACCAGCCGGGCAGCCGCCGTTTTACGATACTCGCAGGTGATTCCCAGGGGCAGCAGTACATCGCTGTAATGACGGGTCAGATGCTTGCTGGCGAGATTGGGCTTCAGCTCCGTATTACCTACGGCGGCAAGCAGCTGGGACACTGTGCCCCGAAAGCGCCTGTGCGCCAAAAGGAAATCCGCCACCTGAAAAACAAAGTCCGGGATGCGTTCCTTTCGCAAATCGTCGGCGCTGAGCGCCTCGGTAATCTCCCATCGGACGCCCCGCATCTGCATTTTCAGCTTCTTCTCCTCCACATCCCGGCCCGTAATGCAGAGGGTGGCGCAATCGCCGAAGCGGTCATCCTTGCGGAGAATCATCCCCGTATCCGCCACGCTCAAAATGCCTGTGGAGCCGGTCATATCGTTGAAGATATTGCTGCTGTCCCGCTCCTTTCGGGTGTGATGGACAACGAAGATGCAAATGCCGTGGTCATCGGCGAGCTTTTTCAGGCCGGACAGATCCTTGTAGTCCTGGGCATAGGCATTGACCTTTGCGGAAACATTGTCCCGCACCATTTGAAGGGTATCGATGAATATCAGGCCCGTGGAGGGAAATTCCCGCAGAGCCTCCTCGATCTGCCCCTCCAGCTCCGTGCCCAGCCGGCCGCAGGAAAAGCCGAAGCGGAGATTCTCCGGCGGAGAATCCGTCAGCTCCTGCATACGCTGCTGAACGCGCCATTCCCGGTCCTCCAAGGCCAGATATACCACATCGGTTTTTCTGGTGGGCAGCCCCCACACCGCCTCGCCGCGGCTGATTTGCAGGCACAGCCACAGCACCATCCAGCTCTTGCCGATCTTGGAGTCTCCCGCTAAAATGGCGAGCCCGTCGGAGAGAACACCGTCGATGAGCATTTTGGGGTGGGCAAGAGGTTTATAATACAGGGTATCGGCATCGATCAGTTGTAGCTTGTTCATGTGTTTCACCTTCTTTCTTTCGCTGGTAACTGTGTTTTTGTTTGGCGCCGTTCTTCCGATATCGTTTTTATATGCCTGCCCCGGGGCCTCCGCGGCGTCGCCGTGCTCGCTCTTTTGCGATCGTCGCACAGTCATATCTGTCTCGGTAACGGCTATTCAGTTGTCGAGGTACACGGGGGAAGCTTAGAAGCTCCTCTCACTTTCCCTTTGCCGAATTTTTTTCGGATTTTCCCGCTGCTTTTCAAAATTTTTTCTTTTGAGCTGGTAAATTATAAAAAGCCGAGCTTGTGCAGAGCTTTTTCAAAGTTCCCCTCACTTGGTAGGCAGCGAGAAGGCCAAAAAATTAACCTCCTTGAAAAATTCTTTTGTTTTGGCTCCAAATTGGAGCCATTTTCCTATGCAGGACTGCTCGTGGCTCCGAAATGGAGCCATTTTTCGTCTATGGCATCAAAATTGATGCCATGTCCATTCCGGATTTCATCGGTGTGGCTGCAAAATTGATGCCATAAAAATAAGCGCCTGCCTCTTTTCAGAAGCAGACGCTCATTTCTCGTATTCAGTTTTTACCGTAGCAGCCGGATCAGCAGCTCATTGATATCCTCGGTGGGCTTGCCGCTTGCTACCAGCTTGTTCCGAAAGGACAACAGGGCCATTGTCAGCAGCCGTCGCTCGCCGGCGCAGAGTGCTAACACTCGATTTCTTCTATACTTGAACATCACCACGCCTCAGCAATAAACCAGCTCAGAAAAGACAACCTCCTCCGCGCGGCTGCGGATACTGTTCATCCGTCCGACCCATTCCATCTGATCCGCAGCCTTCAACTGCTCGGTGACGCCTTCGGCCTTCTTCATTTGCTCCACGATCCGGTCGAGCATTGCCTGTGCCGACTCGCCGATCTCCTCCAGATGCGGCTCCAGAGTCCCCGTCAGCAGCATCCCTGTGTAGATCCCGTCCATGTGTGTGCGCAGATATCTCCTCCGCGCCGCAGCAAACCTGTTTTCCATACCGCGCCTCCTTCATATACGCATTGTTTCTGGTCTTCCTTCGCGTATATGATAGCCCGGCGCTACACTAGAGTCCAATGTGCAATAATCGGATTTGCAGTCTTGACAACGGGATATATTTATTTTGCACCGGCTATTGATTTGTGCGTTTTTATGAGTATAATAGATATTGAAATGTGTGTATCACGAGATGTGCAACCAATTGAATTATGTGTTTTCCGGCGCGTTGACTATGCTGAAAAGTGCGGAGGTGCGCAATGTTATATCGAAAAATCCAGCCGTATATTGAAAGCTATCTGAAATCCGATTCCAATAAGGTGCTGATTATCGACGGGGCGCGGCAGATCGGAAAGACGTTTATTATACGCCACGTTGGGCAGCAGCTCTTTGAGAACTATATCGAGCTGAACTTTGCGGAGGATTACAACGGCCCCAGGCTGTTTGAGCAGGTCCGCACCGTCAAGGACTTTTATTTTCAGGTCAGCACGATCGCCGGCGAGAGAATGGGAGAGAAGAAAAACACGCTGATTTTCCTTGATGAGATCCAGGCGTATCCGCACCTGCTGACCATGCTCAAGTTTTTGAAGCAGGACGACAGGTACACCTATATTGCCAGCGGGTCGCTGCTGGGCGTGACCTTGAAGAAGACCACCTCGATCCCCATCGGGAGTATTGAGATCAAGCGCATGTTCCCGCTGGATTTTGAGGAGTTTCTGCTGGCAAACGGGTTTAATCGGTTTGCCATCGATATGATGCATGAGAAGTTCCTTACCGGTGAGAGTCTGGATGCCGCCATGCATGAGAAGGTAATGGATCTTTTCAAGAAGTATCTGCTGATCGGCGGGCTGCCCGATGCTGTAAACTCCTTTATTGCAGACACCAATATCGTCAAGGTGCGGACGATCCATCGGGATATCCGCGCGTTCTATGCTGATGACGCGTCAAAGTACGAGGCGGACAACAGCAGGAAGCTGAAGATCCGCAGGATCTACGATATGATCCCCTCCAATCTGGAGAGCAAGAAGAAACGAGTGGTCTTTCAGGACATCGAGGACAAGCGCGGCAAGCGTTTTTCCGACTATCAGGATGAGTTTGAATATCTGATCTCCGCTGGGATCGCCTTGGACGTCAACGCGATTACCACCCCCGTCTTTCCCCTTACGCAGTCCATCGGCAAAAACCTGCTCAAGCTCTATTTGAACGACGTAGGGCTTTTGACGGACGTTTTGTATGGCAGCAATATCCGTGCGATCCTGGACGATGAGACGGGGATCAATCTCGGCTCCGTGTATGAAAGCGTGGTGGCCCAGGAGCTGGTCGCGCACGGCTTCAAGCTGTTCTATTACGATAACCGCAGCAAGGGCGAGGTGGATTATCTGATCGACGATTACGACAGCCTATCCGCCGTTCCCATCGAGGTCAAGTCCGGTAAGGACTACACCGTCCACAGCGCCCTGAATACCTTCGTAAAGAACGACGATTATCATGTGAAAAAGGCCTATGTTCTGTCCAACGCCCGCGAGATCACGACGAACGGCAAGATCACGTATCTGCCGATTTATGATGTGATGTTTTTGGAAAATGTGCCAACGCAACAAGAAATGAATTAATACGCTACCAACATACAGAGAATTTTGGAGGAAGCAAATATGACTTACCTTGATAGGGCAATTAAAGATGGATATGCCATTATTACCGGCCCGGAAAATAAGCAGAAGATCATCTATGTCACGTCTGATAATCACACAGAAAACTATAACGATCCCGAGGAAAAAGTTCGGGCTGAATTCTGGGCGGAACTGATCTACGAATACGACTACCCAGCACATCGCATTAAGGTTGAGGTGACGATCCCGGATCGTGTACCGACGGACCGTGCGGATATTGTCATTTTCTCTGATGATGAATGCAAAAAACCGTATGCGGTTGTAGAGTGCAAACGAGATGGCGTTACAGATGCGGAGTTCTTGCAGGCAATTGAGCAGGGTGTAGGCAACGCAACGTGGGTAAAGCTTCGTGCAAGCTATGTGGTTATTATTGCTGGCGCTACTCGTCGGGTGTTGGATTTCTCGGACGATAGTACCGGCATTCTCGAACGAGAGAATAATATCATTGCCGATCTTCCAAAAGCCTATGGAAAACCGCAAGCATTCCGCTTTTACAGAGGTGGAGAATATACAGATGTAGACGGCAAGAAAAAGAAGGCCCCTGATATCCAGCCGGTTGCCAGAGAAGATTTGATTACTGCTATCAAGAAATGCCACAATACGCTTTGGGGCGGCGGCAGGCTGTCACCACCGACGGCCTTCGGTGAGCTTTGCAAACTGATATTTGTCAAAATTAGTGATGAGCAAAAGCCCCGGAAAAAAGGAGAACCGTATCAGTTCCAGATCAAAACGCACGAGCCTTCTTCCAAGCTGGCGGAACGTATCAACGCGCTTTACAATGAGCAGAAAGTCAAAGACCCGGAAGTATTCACGGATTCAATCAAGGTCGATGACCGCGTCCTCCGTACAGTCGTATCTCACCTTGAGTCTATAAACCTGAATAAAACCGACCTCGATGTGAAGGGTGTCGCCTTCGAGCAGTTTATGGACGGCTTTTTCAAGGGCGACTTTGGTCAGTATTTTACCCCTCGCCCCATTATCGAATTTGCGGTAAAAATGATGAAGCCGGAACATGATTGGGATGTGCTTGACCCTGCCTGTGGCTCCGGCGGATTTCTGCTGCACGCTCTGGACTATATGCGTTCGCAGGCCAGTGAGTATTATGATAAGGACACAGTTGATTATTTTAACTACTGGCACGACTTTGCTTCCAAGCACCTGTACGGCATCGAGATCAATGACGAAATTGCCCGTGTCGCTAAGATGAACATGATTGTTCACGATGACGGGCACACCAACGTCATCAGCTTTGACGCGCTGGACAGCATTGACAAGATGCACGACCATAACCGCGGATTTGAAGCTGGAAAGTTCGATCTGATTCTGACCAATCCGCCGTTTGGCTCCACAATCACGAAGGCGGAAAAACCCTATTTGGCTAATTATGAATTAGGTAAAACAAAGGACGCTAAAGGAAAATATAAAGATCGTCCCCGACAGAGCTCCGAAATACTGTTTATTGAACGCATTTGGGAGTTCCTGAAGCCCGGAACCGGCAAGGCGGCAATCGTACTTCCCGACGGCGTTCTGACAAACAGCTCCGCGCAGTATGTACGCGATTTCATCTTGGAGAAGTTCCAACTGCTTGCAGTTGTGAGCTTGCCTCAGTGTGCCTTTGCCCATTTTGGTGCCGGTGTAAAGGCGTCCATTATCTTTGTCCGCAAGCGTAAAGCCGATGAAAAACCGGACGAAAACGAAGCCATCTTCATGGCAGCGCCGGCGCTGATCGGCTATGACGCCACCGGACGCAAAACCAATTCTCAGCTCGATGAGATCATTCAGAAGTACGAAGAATTTCAAAAGGACGCAACATCTTTTTTCGCATGACCCCCGATGCGAAAGACCTTTGCGTCTTCGCTGTCAAACGGGGGGATATAACGGGAAGATTTGATGTCCGAAACCTTAAGTATAGTCAAAGTCAGTCTGGGAAAAAGCAAGAAAAAGTCTCTCTTGGTAGCTTAACAAGCGAGGAACCTTGCTATGGAACATCTGCTTCTGCAATTGAGAGGACAGATGAAAGCCAGCCGAAATACATCCGTATCACAGATTTTGACGATTTTGGTATCGAAGATAATCATAAATTTGTAACTACGGAAAACTATGTGCAAAAGCACATTCTTGAAATTGGAGACATACTATTTGCAAGAACTGGCGGAACAGTAGGAAAAACATATTATTATGACGGAAGCATAGGAAAATCTGTTTTTGCCGGATATTGTATTCGTTTCCGTTTTGATGATAAAAAAGTCCTTCCCAAATTCATATATTGGTACACGAAAACTACCGCATTTACAAATTGGGTAAAGGGTATTCAGCGCCCTTCGGGTCAGCCAAATATTAACAAAGAAGAATATAAATCATTTGAGATTATTTTACCTGATTACGAAGCACAGGGGAAATTATGTTCTGAAATGGATAATGCTGAAATCGAGCGGAAGCAAAAACTCTATCACGCAAATGAATTACTCCACCAAAACCCGATATATCTCATTGATAGGTTGGGGCTGACGTTTGACTTTTCTGCAACGCAGAAAATCACCTATGCAACAACCGTAGCGAACATAGAAGGGCGTATTGATGCTGACTACTACTCACCGAAATTTTCTCATTTTAGAAAGCAGATTGAAGCATTACCGTATCGGACTGTCAGTGTAAATGACATCAGTGAGAAAATCGTATCCGGCTTTGCAGCAGGCAAACAGGATCAGGCCGACAATTTGCCGGAGGATCAGCGAGTTCCTCATCTTCGCCCATTCAGCATAACACCTGAAGGCGAGCTGTCGTTTGAAACAAAGAAGTATGTGCCTAAGAGCCGACTAAAATCCGAAGATTATTGCAAAAAAAACGAGGTTATCTTCAACAATACTAATTCTCCGGATCTTGTTGGCAAAACGACCGTATTTGATTCAGATGTTCTTTGCGCAGCATCTAATCACATGACAAGAATAACCGTAAAAGAGGGTGTAAATCCGTATTACGTTGCAGCATTCTTTAATGTGCTGCTCAGCATTGGCTACTGGAAGCTGCTTTGCACGAATTTCAACAATCAAGCTGGTGTCAATACGGATACGCTGAAAAGGGTAAAGATCCCGCTCCCCCCGAAAGAAATACAGGATCAGATCGCAGCTGAATTGATGCAGCGTCGTAGTCAGGCTAATGTTCTTCGCAGACAGGCTATCAAGGAATGGGCAGATGCCAAAGCGCAGTTTGAGAAAGAGTTGTTGGGAGAATAGATAATGAATTCGTTATTCAAAAACATGCAGATAAACCAGCTCTCGGGACGACTCCGACAGATTGCAGGTACTCCCAACGTACTGAGTATGCAGTTTTCGGCTGTTGATGTTGCCGGTATTCGTGAGAGCATCATCACAATCGCGAATGAGTGCAAGGCAGATGATCCTCAGATTGCCCGACAGCTGCTCGCAGCAAAGGATATCCTGTTCGCTGTTAACCAATTCGGACAAGCGTTTATTAATCCATACGCTATCGGGGAAATCCTCTTCGGACTGGATTATCTTGCGGCCAAAGGCCAGGCACCATCTGCAGAGAAGCAAACAACTGCTGAGATTTGGTCCTACATACATCCACTAATACAGAAATCTTCAAAGAAACTGTTTGAGGACGGTCATTTCGCAAACGCGGCAGAGGATGCCTTCATTGAATTAAACAGCAGAGCCAAGGCAATTTACAAAAAGCTCGTCCCCAGTGCTGCAACGGTTCCAGACGGAACAGATCTAATGCATAAGCTGTTTGGCAGCAATCCGCTTCTCTGCCCTGTTTGCGATACCGGCACAGAAAGCGGGAATAACTATCAGCAAGGATTTCATTTTATGACAGCTGGTGCCATGTCTGCTTTGCGCAATCCGAAAGCGCATTCAAATGATGAAGTATTGACAGCAGAAGAAGCCCTGAGAAGGCTGATGTTTGCCAGTATGCTGATGTACAAGCTTGATGAAGCGGGTTTGTAAGAAAGAGAATTGCGAGGGATAGAGAATGATTCAACTTTCCGGAATCTTCAGTGAGTCTTTGGGCGGGACTTGTACAATTCGAGGATACGCCAAGTACAATGAAATCGTTGAACTGTCGTATCCACACCCGGGATACCAGCGTCCAGCAGAGGATGAACACGTTGCCGAGATTAGCTCGTTTATTACATCCGGATCTAATAGTTTTAGTCCAGAAGTTGTCCTCGCATACACGGCAAAGTACAACTATTACGCACAAGGAGCATCTTCTGAGGTGGATGCTTTAGCTGATATTCGATCCGGAAAAGGTTTTACATCGAATGTTGATGGTATAGCATTCAAAAAGGAAAAGGCGGCAGGTAATGGCTTCTTGTACACCCTTTCCATCCCTGACAAAAAATACGATCGCATTGAGGATAAGCCTTTCCGTAGAGTTGATGGTAATCATAGACTTTTAGCCATCGAAAAACTCATCGCCGAAGGGCAGATGCGCAGCAATTATCTAATTCCCTTCTGCATTATCGTCTTCCCAGATAATGTAAGTATGAAAGATGAAAAGATCATCTTTCACAATATTAATTCAAAAGCTGTACCCATCCGTTCGGAACGATTGCTGGAAGGTATTATTGTAGACAGCAAAGATGAGCTCTCTTTTTCTGATAAAGAACTAGATGATAGCTTTGGGCATGAATACTTGCTCGCTAGGAAGGTGTTGAAAAACAAGCCTCTGGCAATACGAAAGCTAAAAGCTATTCCTTGGATTCGATCAGATCTAATAACTGCGCTTATAGACATAATAGAAAGCATCCAAAAGCGATTCGGCAATATCCAGACAGCAGAGCATGAAGAGGCTTTTGGAATTGCATTGAGCAATGCTCTCAATGATGCAAAGCTAGGAGAGAACGGAACACTTCTAATATCGTCTGGATTGTTGTTCCTGCTGGTGGCTTTGTATTACAATATCGAAATATCCTCTCCTTCTGCTGACGCTGTTCAATACAAGGATAGGCTCTTAACATGGTCAGAAAAATACCAGATTACTGATGCGCAGATAGACACTGAACAAAATGCTACAAGCAACGCAGAATGTATTGAAGCCATCTTCAATCGGTATGTTCGCTCGACAGAACAGACAATTTTCATGTCAAGGTGTTTTTCGGCAGAATACAATGAGACCGAAAATGCAATTCGTCGTGCAATTAATGAAATAAACAACGAAAAAAAGACAGGTATTATGCTCATAAGGGTAGATGAGCATCATGAAGGTACGACTGGGCAGATTTCAGATCGGATTTTTCGAGACATTGAGAGCGCAGGGTTAGTCATAGCCGATCTTAGTAGTGGCAAGTTGAATGTCCCGCACGAGATTGGTTACGCAATGGGGTTAAAAAAAGATTTAATTCTTGTACATAACGGAACATCAGAAGAGGCTGAAAAACACATCCCGTCCAATATCAGAATGTTTGAGCAAATCCGCTTTAATGGAGATTACCAAACGCTTCAGAATGAGATAAAGCGCCGCCTAATTGATTATTATAAGTTGTGAGTATTCTCATATAATAATCGACTAACTATGTGAGAGCGAGGTGTCCAAGATGGATAAAACAGGCGTGATTTACATACTGACCAACCCGTCCTTCCCTGAATATGTGAAGATCGGGTATGCGGATGATATTGACAAGCGGCTGCAGCAGCTGAACCGGAGCGAGTGTATTCCCTTCGCCTTCCGCGTCTATGCGACATATGAGGTCAATTCCCGGCTCTCTGATCTGAAAATCCATAGCATTATCGATAAGCTGAATCCAAACCTGCGCTCCATCGAGAACTTCAACGGAAAGCAGCGCGTGCGTGAGTTCTACGCCATGTCGCCGGAGGACGCCTATTCCATCCTGGAGGCCATCGCAGAGATTCACGGCTGTGCGGACAAGCTGAAACGGATCGATATGGACGAGGCCCAGAAGCAGGCAGAGGAAACCGCCCAGGAGATCGACGCCGAGCACAAAGAGCGCCAGTCGCCCTTCCGCTTTTCTATGTGTAATATCCAGCCCGGCGAAGAGATCGAATACTGCAATAACCCAGAAATCAAGTGCACCGTCGTAGATGATAAGACAGTTAGCTATCAGGGGCAGAGCTATTCGCTTTCTTCTTTAGCCCAGCTTCTCACTGGCAGCAAATACTCCGTCGCCGGCCCCCGCTATTTCAAATACAAGGGCGAATGGCTGAACGATATCCGGCACCGGCTGGAAGGATAGTGTCAAGGCATTGAATTCTCATTGTCAATTATAAGGAGACACCGCTATGGACATGTTTGATGGATTTGTATTCTTGGAAGAAAAGAAAAAGTCTCTCATACCGATTCTGTGTCAATATGATTTTCTCTCCGCCTTGACAGCAGCATTCTCAATAACATCATGGCGGAAAAATCGAGGCGCTCAGGAAAGTTGCTTGGCGTTGAACTCCGCAATGGTAGAGAATACAGAATGGGGCCGCAAAACCATATTTACACCTAATGATTTGGAAGAGTTTTTTCAGTTACTATATCCTATTCTTAAGACAACACCATATGATGATCCAGTTCTCCCTGATTTTGGAGAGATTAAGTTAAACTATCGGTCAAAGTATTATTCAGTAATCACTGGAACCGGACATACAGCCCCTATCTTTTCAGCACTTCAGTTTTTGGAGAAAATCAGCGAGTCAGCATGCATGGATGCATATACCGATAGCCTACTCTGTTATAGCGATTACTGCATAGACTTTTTGAAAGCCAAAAACACTCCAATAAATGAAGATTTTTCATTACATCCTCAATTTGAATCACCAACTTTCGATTATTATGAAAATGTAAAGGACTTTATGACTGAAGAAAAGTGGACTGGACTGGGTACGCCATTGCTTTCAATGCTTGCTGCAGAAAGCAATGAGATTGTACGAAGTCATTTCTTCAGTTATAATGATCACTACTATCCGTTGTTTAATCCCTCGCTTGTGATCGATTACCAAACAAAAATTCTTCTGACTCGTCCAGATAGGGAGCTCCACAGTATTGTCATTTCATCTTTGGCGGATAAGCTGGCCTCTATTTATGATTCTCATGATATAAAGACGGACTATACTATTAGGAAGCCCTTGTTGCTTGACAATAAGCAACCACTTTTAGATAACAAAAAAAGTTTTGCATATTTGGAAGACAGCAACTTGATAGTTTTCCTTGATTGTGGCAATGAGCACAGAATTGAGGAAGAGATCTCGGCTATCTACAAGGCGCATACTGAGGATGGCTTAAGCATTGTAGATTTAGAAGCCAGAATACCAGGAAAAGGCTATAAAGCATATCATGTCGATAAAGAATGTAAGTTAAGCATCATTTGCTTCGATGAGCATATTAATGTCGATCAACCTAGAATTGTTTTGCGAGGGAGAGAGGAAAAGCGAATCTACACAGCTATTGATTTGATGTACATGCTCATGTTTTCTTCTGAAGTATCTCAGATTGCTGAGTTTGATTCAGATGAGAAGAATAGTGAATCCCAAGTTCTTTCTTGGGGAGGAGCCTCGGATTATTTTACTGTGTTTTTAAGTGAAAAAGGATTCATATCTAAGGGCGCTATAGAGTATAGTAATGTTTATTCTGAGGTAGACACATCCGCTGCCCATATTTTTTCGCATTATCTTGAGCTGGGAGGGGTGTTTCCATTTCACTTGTCCAGTACAATATTTGCTGATCCAGAATGCTGGAATGTCATATGTGATGATAATTCAGTATATCAGTTTACCCGAAAGGTAAAAGCTTTGCCTGGAGGAGCATTGTTCAAATATGACAATGGCTGTTCTGTGTTTTTATCATATAACTTCTTTAGTATTCTTAAGGAATCAAATATCACCCAATCGAGATTAAGCCTTGATATGTTTAGAGCAGTAACTGAAAAGTTCTTTATAGAGTATCATCAAGATTTATCGGCGATACCACCCCTTGCAAATACCTTGGTACAGTTTTGCTGTCACTCTTTGTCCAACCAAAATCCCGAGCATTATGTCTGCTGTCAAAAAGCAAAGGTCTCGTCAAATAAACTAGTTGTAGATTTTGAAGTAAACAGCAGTAAGATTGCAAGTGATATTGCTGAAGCAATAGACCGTTCTGTCGAATACAGCGTCATTGGTGAATTGCTACAACCGTTGGTTTGTCTTTCGAAAGATTCCTATTCGGAGTTGTTCGAAAAGATGGAATTGACCTCCGGTCAAAAGAAGACTTTGGGAACTACAGCCGTCAGAATTGATTATTACTTTAACCCCGATACTTATGAAATTAAGGAAACAGATGTTTCGGAGTTGTCTATACGAAAGCAAATTGCAAAGATATGTGCAGCGGCGGGAGTGCTTCCTGGAACATATGAGCGTAGAGATGCTACGGAGATAGTAAGGAAGATACAAGAAAGTGTTGTTTCCCACTTAGAACAGGCAATAAGAACGCTAGAGCGAGACAGGTTACACATACTTCTTCTTTCCGCGCTGGCTACGGAACAGTTATCAGTTAATCTAAACAGAACAGGAGCAACCCTAACCGAGGATATAGAAGAAGGCGAAAGGATTAAATCATTAGAAAAGTCTACACAGCTAAGCGAAAAGGCAAAAATGCGGAAATCAGCTTTGCTTTATCTCATCGAAACCAATCTCTACTTGGTGAATGAGCGAAAGGAAGAGGCGATAGATAGTAGCAAGCTATCAGAGCTATTATCGTTTGCAAAATGGATTATTTATTTACAGAACAGCTCTGATTTGTGTTTCCATACTGATTCAGATACTAAGTTGATAGTGGAAGACGACTACAGGATAGATGTGGAATTAGGTGAAAACTACTCTCAAACCTTCGAAAAAGAAAGTCAAAGGAGAATTATTGCCGAGCCCTTTAATTTGCGAGGCGATAATACGGATAGAGATTTCTTTGAAAAAGTTGCAAATGCTTTTTATGAAGATTTAGGGGTGCATTTTAAGGTCCTAGAGTCTGTCCTCCATCACTTGTCAGACAGTAGTTTTTCTCATGACAACGTGGAGTTTGACGAGATTGCTCCAAACGTGATAAAGGCAAAAGCAACAGATGTGCTTAACGACTATTTATCTTTCGTAGTTGAAAATGTTCCAGTAGAAGATGTAAAAAGCGCATACGATTTTTTGACGATTGTTCCTGGCCAGCTGAAAACAATTTGTGATACTACACACCCCATTCTTCCAATTTGGGAGAGGGAGAAAAGGAATCATTGCTTTGCAGTCAGACCAATATATATGAGCAACAACGACTACATATATTCACCCATTATTATGGAAGAGGTAAGAAAGCGGTGGATAGAAGGTTTTCTTCAGTTTTACCCACCTTTTGAAATAGGCCTAGAGCGAACATGTACTGCTCTATATGCGTGGAAGAATAATTTTGAGCATCTATTCTCTTCAGAGGTTGAAGTGCTATTGAAGGAATCCGGTTGTGAGTATGCCAAACATGACGTTGATTTGAGAAGAGAAGATAGGCGCGGCAATCACCCAACTATAGATGTATTAGGCGATTATGATGTGATCGGGCTCAATACAACTCAAAAAAGGATTTTCATTATCGAGTGCAAAGTCTTACAACCCATAGGATCTGTTTTCGAACATAGTAATCAGCAGAAGAGGTTTTTTACTAAAGAGAAGTTTGACGAGAAGTTTCAGAAGCGGATAGATTACTTTTCTAAAGTTGCAATGTCCTTTTTTGCCAATCATGGATACGACACAGAAGGCTTTACAATCAATCCATACATGGTTGTCAACAAAGTGTTTTCGTCGTATTACAAACATGTACAGTTCCCGATAGTGACATTTGACGAGTTGAAGCGAGAAATACAGCTTTGATTTTTCGCTACTTCACCTAAGATCAGGCATCTTAATACCTATCGGGCGGGCAGATTCCCTAAAAATTCGCTTTATTCTCCCTCGTCGAGCGAATAAAGCGAATTTTCGGTGAATATTCGGCGAATTTTCAGTCGCAGAAGCAGTGAATTACACTTTTCAATAGAAAAACAGGTTGAAAAACACACTTTTCGTTTTCTCGCCGCTGAGTTTATCCCGACAAGAAGCTCTCAAACGGGGCGTCGTCGCTCAGGAATGTATCCATCATAAACCGTGCGCCGAGGCGGAAGCCGGTGATGAAGGTGTCCAGCTCGGATTCGCCCATGAATTCGGCGTAGACGTTACAGAAGCGGAGGAACAGCGCCTTGTTCTCTCCGGCGAGCTGCTCGGTGAGCTTTTCCTCCAGATCGTTCAGAGAGTCGGAGACCTTTTTCACAGGGCTTTGGGGGTGGTAGCCGCGATCCTGTGGGTCGATGTTGCCGTAGTACAGCTCCTCAATGATATTTCCCCTCATTGCCCGTCACTCCATTTCTGCAGCTCCCAGAGCCGGTCGATGTGGCGGCGGGATTTGCGGGTGGTTGCGTTGTGCTCGTCTGTGGAGAGCCAGTCGATCAGGTAGCACTTCGGGATCATGTACTTGTGCTGCAGCGCCAGGGCGCGGAGCTTTCCGAACCGGATCCACTCACAGACCGTGTGGCGGTTATAGCCGGTGAAATCCACGATAGCGGTCACGTCGATCACGTCCGGATAGTCGGCGAGCTTGCTTTCATAGTAGCGCCGCGTCTTCTGCGGATCGTTGGGGAGGGGCGGCTGAATGCGGATCTTGTAGGGCTTTACGTCCTCATTCCCGTATTTGTACCAGCTGGTGGGTACGATGTACCGGCTGGGGTTGACCTCCCGGTTGATCATAAAGTCGATGACGTCGCGTTTCTTGATGGCGTAGCAGCGGGTTTTCTTCCCGGTGCAGACGTGGGGGATCAGATTGAACTTCAGCAGATAGTGCGCCGTCCGCTTGCTGATATGGCAGGCCTTGCGCAGCTGTTCCTTGTTCATGATCTCCGGGTATTGTTCGAGTTCCTTTGCATCGTATGTCATGACGAAGCTCCTTTCCGTATTTCGGTCCGAAAGGGTGCTTCATCGGTGCTGTCGGGGTCTCTGTTTTCTTGCCTGACTTCTTGCAAACGCGCAAGAACGGCGGCTTTTTACGCAAGATCACGGTTTTATTTGAACTCTGGGGCGGTTCAAATCAGCTCTGGCCGAAACGGGTCGAAATGTCCGCAATCCCTTGCGGTGCCTGGGTTTCCGGCATTTCACAAAGCGGCCTGAAAAATCCTGCTCCAGACGTGAATCTGCCAAAGTCTTACAACACTCGAAATCAGTTTGCGAGCAATCGCACATGGGTTCGAATCCCATCCTCTCCGCCAAAAAAGTCCAGTAAACTCAAGGGTTTGCTGGACTTTCCTTTTTTGTCCGACTCCTTGAATTTTCCGATTTTCGCGTTAGAACGGCGTTAGAATTGGCCGTTTTTGCGTTAGAACAGCGTGTTTTTTTAGTCAAAAACCCGGGTTCAAATCCGGTTCTGTTATCTTGCCCTGCTCGGTTACATCTTCCCAGCGGCTCCCGAAATCATCTGACCTCGGAAGAAGCATTCCTTGCTCCATGGCCTGCGCCGAGGATATTTTGGATCTGTAGTCGAGATGGGCATAAATATTAGCGGTCGTGCTGAAATCCGAGTGGCCGAGCCATTCCTGGATTTGCTTTAACGGCACGCCGTTAGCCAGCAGCAAGCTGGCGCAGCTATGGCGAAGATCATGAAACCGCATCTTCGGCATCCCGTGTTTTGCTATGTACTTAGGAAAGTACTCCGTCAAATAGTTCGGGCGCATGCGCTCTCCTAGCTCGTTCACAAAGACATAACCGTCGTAATCGTAGTTATAGCAATTGCCGCAAACCTTCTTGTTTAGCTCCTGGGCCTCTTTTACCTTTTGAAAGTAGTCGCGGAAGCTCCCCACCAAGGGAAGCGTTCTCAGGCTTGATTTGGTCTTAGCAGAATCCTGCTCGATAATTTTCATGGTGCCGTCGATCGTTGCCTCAGTGACTGTTCGTTTGATGGTCAGCGTTCCGCGATTGAAATCGATCGCATCCCACTTTAGCCCGAGCACCTCGCCACGGCGTAGTCCATAAAACGCAGCAACCAAAACCGGAAGCTCCAGCCGCGTTCCCTTGACAACCTCAAACAGCTTCTGCATTTGCTCTGCGTCAAGAAAGGTCGGCTGAAATGAGTTCTTCCTCGGCCTATCCACCTTCATGGCAACATTCTGCGGTACCATGTCGGTTTTCATCGCATACTTCAAGGCCTGATAAATCACCGCATGATAGTGGATAACGGAATTCGGCGTAACGGTTTTCAGCTTCTCCGTATAAAACTGTTGGATGTGCCGAGCCTCCAGTTCTTTCAAGGTTAGCTCTTTTTTGCGGAAATACGGGCCAATCGTGCTTTTGACCATCCCTTGATACGAGCCGAATGTTGCGGGCTTGATTCTCGCTCTGACAACCTCAAGCCATTGATCCAAATAGTCTGCAAAGAGCATATTGGAGTTTAATTCTCCAGCAGCCGGAGGAATCTCAAATTCGCTGCGAATACGAATAAGTTCCTGTTCTGCCCGGCGCTTATTGCCTTTTTGGGGCAATCCTGTCGATACCCATTTTTGATGGCGTTTTCCTGCTGCGTCCTGATAGCTGAGAACGGCATAATAGTAGCCGTTCTTCAGCGCAAGAGTTCCTGATACCATTTTTATTACCTCCGGAATCATTGAATTGTATACAGGCATCTCCCACCGACATCTATATTTTATTCGGTCGGTGGGAGATACTCAAATATGCGATTATCAAAACGGAGTTCAAATCGCACTTTTTCCCTGATCCATGACATACTCAATGACATTGACCTTAGGTATCCGGAAAGCATTTCCGATTTTCAGGCCTCTGATATACCCGTCATTGATCAAGTCATAGGCAAGATGGCGGCTGATACCAAGCATCGATTGGAGCTGAGTGATGTTCACGATGTCCGGATACTCCGGAAACATCATCAAGTACAGTTCTCTCAGCTCAGACTTTTTCATTGCCATTCGTCTGCCACCTCATCTTTCTTTTCCGCTTTGGAGTAGATGATGAAATCGTACCCGTTGCGATAATTACAGAAATCACAGCGCTCTTTTGCTTGTCCGTGATTCTCCCGCACGATCTTATAGATTCCTGTGTCGAGGAACTGACCAAGGCAAACCGGGCAAAGGCACAAATACATCGGTCTATTCAAAATGGAGTTCTTCTCGCTCAAATGGTTCATATTCTGCTGCTCCTTTGTTTTCGAAATAATCCCTTCACTTGGTAGGCAACGAAAACAGGCAAAAATTAACCCCCATACAGAAGTTTTTTGAGTTTTGCGATCTTTTTGCAGATCGCAGCGGGGGCAATGCCGCGAATTTCTGCAACCTCCCGCTGTGAATAGCCTTCAAATGCGATCAGCGTCAGCAGGTCTATATCTCTTTCGGGCAGAGAAATAATCTTCCGATATAATTCGTCATTCTCCATTTCATCAACCCACGCAAAACGGGGGTCACTTTGGAAAGAATACTTGTCGCACACAGAAAGCGCGCTGGAGAACTTTTTTAATAGGGCAGACATAGATTCACCCTATTCGATTCCGTCGTCACAGGAGCTTTCTGAGAGGGGCTGTGTGCGCTGGAACTCCGTCCTGTTTTTCCTGAACACATTCAGGTCGAACGCATAGATATCCTGAATATCCTCTTCGCTCATGCCGGCAGCTTTATATTCGCGGTAGAGCTTCTTCCACTCCTCGGTGAACTTTCTCTTTTCGAGTCCATAATTAAATCCCATTTGTCGTAATCTCCTTTGAATTTTTGAATTTGGGTGAAAGTCAAAAATTCGGAGATCACGGGTATTCAGCGATATAGCAGAGCCACTGGTCGCACATAAAAAGTCCTTTCCGCCTGCTGCGGTCCAAAGGACACAACTACGCTGGCGAAAAGGACTCCCGATGCTGCCTGCCTGAAAAAGGGCGCAGAAATCTAAGGGTACCCATACTGCTTTTTCAAAAGAGTTTGAAATCAGCGTATTTGTATCCTTGGCCCTTGTACTTCAGGCTGCGAATATGTATTTGTGATGTCGGTGAAAAACAAAAAAAGCCACCGACAAGGCAGACCTATAGATAGAACTATAGTGTCTTACCTTGCCGGTGGCCTCTCACATATGTCTGGAATAACTACCGGTTCATGTTCGGGCTGCTGCCCACGATCAAGTGACCTGGAAGCGGATTTAGCGCGGCCCTGTTTCAGCCCGACCGTTCCGTCGTGATGTCGTTGATTCAGTTGTTATAGGAACTCGCTTCGATGTTCTTCAGGCAGATCAATGGGGGGATTATCATCCCGCCAGATTAGGGCTCATGCCATGCTCGTGCAGCCACGCTGTTGCCTTATTCACAATGGCTTCCGGCGCATCCTTGACACCGCAAATGGCCTTGTACACGGATGCCCAGAAAACAACATCGGGTGTCTGCGCAATTTCCGTTTCTCCATATTTGATCATGTAGGCCTCGATCTTCTTTCGGTCAAGGCTGAACAGCGCCTCGTTGCGCTCTTTTACAAAAGCCTCTAACATCGTCATATCAATGCTCCCCCAATTCCAAGTCACTATGCTCCATTCCCGCCGGTGCGTACATATCAATCACATCATGCCGCCTGCTCACAACTGTGCGAACCATTTCAACACCGCACTTTGTGCAAATAACTCTGATTTGATTTTTCTTGTTTTTTAGCCCCGCTACCTGCGTCTTACAGTTTGGGCAATACCAAGAGTAAATCGTCCAATCCTCCAGCATCGCCATTCTCCTTTTATCTTTTTTTGCTCAACGGAACGAGGAGATTGCAATCCGCCATCTGATATACCGGAACACGCCTGCTTTTAGCGTACTCCAATATCTGAACGGCGTTATGGCAGTGTTCACATTCCATCCATCCGTCGGTCTCATCTAAATCGAGACTCCTGTTGACTGTGCCGCAAATAGGGCATTTCACATCTTTTGCATTCAAAACAACACATCTCCCATCGAATCAAGATTATTGTTTAGAGTGATTTGATCACGTGCCGAGCAACGCCTTGTACCTGAAAGCTCCGCACCTTTATTGTTTTGCCCGGGTATCGAGCCTCGTTTTCGTATTCGAGGATGTAATACCCACTGTCCTTGTCGTAGCCGGCGTATCGCTTCAGCGTATTTTGGTTGTCCTCGTCCAGCGCAACGACTATATCCCCTTCGAGAGCAGGGCAATTACGCTCGATAACAAGCAGATCATCCTCGTCGATTCCGGCATCTGCCATAGAGTCACCTTTGGCGCGGAGAATGTAAAAATCCCCTTTGCCAAACATAGAGACCGGGAGGCTGACATACTCCTCAATCGACTCTTCCTCATCCTCCGGATTGCCGCAGCGAATAGAGCCTACTAACGGGGCGGATACATAGGCTGTTTTCATTTTGGCACTTTGGGGAGCAGACAAGATGCCTCTGTCGTAGTCAATCAGGTTTTGGTCACTTAGCTCCTGAAGGTAGCGATGCGTAGTGGATCTGGCAACGCCGACGCCTTCAGCAACATCGTTGATTGTAGGAGAACTGTGATGCTCCTGATAATACTTGTTTACGAACTTCAATATCCTGTCCAGAGTTTCTTGATTCTTTGTTCTCATATCAGCACCTCTGTTTCTATATGGGATTTCAAATCCCATAATGTTATTATACTCAGGCAAAAAAGAAATGCAATAGGTTTGTAGAAAAGCAAAACGAGGTGGCGATTCTGTTCGTCACCTCATATAATTGTTTTTTTGTTATCAATTCATGCCTGTCCAGATTCTGGGTGTTCTTCGTTTGGCCTGCCCTGGGATTATTCATATGAAAAAAAAGGGCGATACCAGTAGGTACCGCCTTCACTTTATGCTGAAATTTTTGCGTACCGCTCTGACTCTATGATATCCATCATGACAGAGTAAGGGGAAAGGTCTCCGCTTGCCACCATGGAAAACAGACGCGGCGTACATCCGGAAACCAGAGCAACGCCTTGCTCGTTCTTTGTCACGGGCTGATTGCTGTTCCGGCTCGCAACATTCCAAAAGACGATCTGAGGTAATTTGTATCCACACTCTGCAAATCTGCGCTTTGCACTGGTAAAATTAGACACAGATGCATTTCGAACAGAGGCGTTGAACTCCATATCCGAAATCAGATACAAAGTCTCTGGCAGCTCTTCTTGCGGGACATTGTTGCGCACTGCCGCATCCAAAATCAGATCAAAGACCGCTTCCACATTTGTATCGGCAACCTCGTTAAAGGTGCACAGATACTCCAGCCTCTCAGCAAAGGTCTTGCCCTTGATCTCGATAAGCTGCGGCCGGGAAGAAAACTCGATAAAATGGTTATGGAAGATGCCGGTATTACGCTCTCCGAAATACAATCCCAAGGACAGCGCTACCGCCGCCGGCAGCGCGTTGTCATAGCAGTACATGGAGCCGGAGGTATCCACCACCGCCAGCGCATTTCTGTTGCCGCAGAAGTCGGGAAGTGACGCCCAGGACGCATTGAGTGCTGCCTTCTCTCCGTCAGTTAAACGGGCATTAAACCCCCACCGGTTTGCATTCAGCGCAGATCTGACGATCTCATAAGGAGCAAGGTTATCTGCATGCAGCTGCTTTTCACCGCTGCTTACAGCCTCCAGGAACGCGTTATAGCGCTCACCATCATTACGCAGGAATGCTTTCCGGTATTTGAACATGGCCTTGGACGGCTGCTTCGCATAGTCGAAAGAGTAGTCCTTCTCGCGGAGATGATTCTCTATGATGCGGATTTTCTTTCTCAGCTCTACAAGGGTCTTGCGATACTCCGCATCGGACATTCCAAGATAGCGGGCGATGCGCTTTGCTTTGCGGACCGTCTCTGCGTTGGACGCATTTACAGACGGAAGCCATTTCGCCAGCAGGGACACCTCTGCGTCAGACGCAAGGTCGGCCTCCAGCTGCTTGCGAATGGTACGCAAAGCATCCTTTTCGCAGGCCGTGCCGATGAGAGATACCAGATCGTCGTAGCGTCCGAACTCAGGGATAAACTCAATGTTCTTGCGCAAGGACTCCGCTCTGTTCTCGGCAAGCCAATTGATGATAACGCGGAACACCCGGCGCTCACCAAGGCCACCGCGAACATCGCGTCCGAAGAACAGGATCTTCATGGAAATATCCGCGTCCTCCGCATATGCGCGGACAAAGCGTCTGATGATTTCCTGATCGTCGGCTGCACGGAGCGCGCCTATCACTGTGAACAGATCCAGACAGTCAGACATTGTACTTGCGTTGGTAACTGCGCCATTCTCTGTGTAGGCAATATTCGCCTCACTCTTCAAATGATTCAACATTTCAATTCCTCCAATCAGACGGCGCAGAAGAATTTTATCACTCAGACGCCTTAAAATTGTAAATAGGTTTTAGTATTTCGATCACATCGACGGACTCTCGGATGACATCGATAATGTCCTTCAGCGACTTGTATGCCATGGGTGCTTCATCGATGGTGGCCTCATTGACCGATGTCGTGTAGATACCCTCCATCGTCTTCCTATACGCCTCTAAATCCAGCGTTTCTCTTGCCTTTGTACGAGACATAAGGCGTCCGGCGCCATGCGGGGCAGAATAATTCCATTCCGGATTTCCTTTTCCGCGAGCCAACACGCTGCCATCCCGCATATTGATCGGAATCAAGACAAGCTCTCCGTCATGGGCTGCAATAGAACCCTTGCGAAGGATCATTTCCTTCGTATCAATATAATTGTGGATGGTGTGGAAAGAAGAAATCGCGGTCATCCCGGTCTTTTCTAAAATGATCTCCGCCATTCTTTCACGGCTGCGCCTTGCAAATTGCTGGCAGATTTCTACATCGTGGAGGTAGTCCTCTAAGTAGGTGCCATACAGATAGCAAAGGTCTGCAGGGATCGTCGGCTCTTTTGCTGCCCATTCCTTCTCCATAACCTTCAATGCGGTCTGAATCTCAGCTCTGCGGCCCTGCTCCTTATATGTACGGATCAGCTCATCCCGACGCTCGAAGTAATCTGCCTTACCGGCATTTAAGTCGATGGCTAAAGACTGATAGAGCTCCGCAACCTGCTTGCCAAGGTTACGGCTGCCAGAATGGATCACCAAATACTTTGTGCCGTCCGAAGCTGCATCAATCTCAATAAAATGGTTCCCTCCGCCCAGTGTCCCCAGGCTTCTCTCCAAGCGCTTTGCCTGCTTCAGGTTTCTATAGCAACGAAGTCCGGTCAGGTCAAAACGCTCCATGCGCCCTTCCCAAACATCTCTTCCGCTGGGAATATCATGAGCGGCAGCATCGACCTTTTCAAAATCAACATCCACCTTACCCAGCTCAGCAGTATACATGCCGCAGCCGATATCGACGCCGACGATATTGGGAACCGCTTTATCGGTGATCGTCATTGTGGTGCCGATCGTGCAGCCCTTTCCGGCATGTACATCGGGCATGATCCGTATTTGAGATCCTGCTGTGAAATCATGGTCACACATTCTGCGGATCTGTTCGATCGCTTCGTCCTCTACAACCGTTGCATAACAGATCGCCGCATTTACCTTTCCTTTGATTTCAATCAT